TGGCTCAGTATGCTGGGCGGAGGAGTTGGAATTGGAATTGGAATCAGGTCTACAGATGATAAAAGCGTTGGCGTTATGCCTCATCTTCGCACTTATGACGCTAGTAGTTTGGCATACAGACAGGGGAGGACGAGGAGGGGGTCTTATGCTGCTTATCTTGATGTTTCTCATCCCGATATTCTTATCTTTTTAGAGATGCGTAAGCCGACTGGTGATCCCAATATGCGATGTATGAACCTACATCATGGTATCAATATTACTGATGACTTCATGCAAATCGTTGAGAGGTGTATGCTAGATAAAGATGCTGATGATTCATGGGAACTAAAAGACCCTAACAACAATGAGGTGCGTGAAGTTGTATCAGCCAAAGACCTTTGGCAACGTATCTTAGAAATGCGTATGCATACTGGTGAACCTTACTTACACTTCATTGATGCAAGTAATCGTGCCATGCCTGAGTTTCAAAAGAAACTAGGCCTAAGTATTAAACAATCGAATTTGTGTAGTGAAATTATATTACCGACTGATAAAGACCGTACTGCTGTATGTTGCTTATCGTCACTAAATTTGGAGTATTATGATGATTGGAAATCTGACAAACTTTTTCTTCGGGACGTTGCTGAGATGCTTGATAACGTTCTCCAGTATTTCATTGATAATGCTCCTGACAGCATATCAAGAGCAAAATATTCAGCTAGCCGTGAACGCTCTATTGGTATTGGCGCCCTCGGCTATCATGCTTATCTACAGAAGAATTCAATCCCGTGGGAATCAGCATTGGCAACAGGCCGAAACATTCAAATCTTCAAATACATAAGAGAACAATTAGATGATGCAAATATCCAATTGGGTACCGAAAGAGGCGAAGCACCCGATGCGGCAGGTACTGGACGGCGTTTCTCTCATATGCTTGCTATTGCTCCTAACGCTTCTTCTTCTATTATTATGGGTAATACTTCTCCCTCTATTGAGCCCTTACGTGCGAATGCGTATAGACAAGATACTCTCAGCGGTTCTTCCTTGAATAAGAACAAGTGGCTTGATAGAATCATCAAGGGACTTACGCAAACTCAAAATGAGTACAATGATATCTGGTCATCTATCATTGCGAATGATGGCTCTGTACAACATTTAACTTGGTTGTCAGATTGGGAGAAAGATGTATTCAAAACCTCAATGGAAATTGACCAACGATGGGTTATTCAACATGCAGCTGATAGACAACAGTATATTGACCAGGCTCAATCATTGAACCTATTCTTTAGACCTGATGTGAACGTAAAGTATCTACATGCAGTACATTTTCAAGCATGGAAACAAGGCCTGAAAACACTATACTATTGCCGTAGTGAGAAGTTGGCCAAGGCAGATAAAGTGTCGAAGCGTATTGAACGCCAAGTTATTGAAGAAATTGACTTGAAAGCTCTTGCGGCCGATGATTCAGTTTGTTTGGCTTGTGAGGGATAAATGTCTCACATTATTGCAAATTTACCACCGGTAAAGTGTTTTGTGCATAAAGAATTCTTATATGATTTTGAAAAAGGATTTGGTGAACTTGTTCCTTGCTGGTGGGTAAGTATTAAATCTCTGAGAGGACAAGCCTTTCGTATTGAATCATATTTAAATGAATATGGTGCTTTGTATGATAAATTGCCAATTAGTGCATACTGTTGGAAACCAATTGAAGGCGAACCGTTACCATTAGATTGTCTGCAATTATGGGATTGTTTAAGTTATGATATTACTGTATTGAAGAAAGCACAACTTCAATCTATGAAATGTAAATTTAAACTAAAGACAGGAGACTGGATGTACGGTGAATATATGTTCACAATAGATTCAGCTCATCCAGATTTTAATGTTATAGATACTGGCTTCTCTGAAGATGTTGAGGACCATAAGTCATATAACTTTATTAAATGTGACAATGGACAATTTGCGTGTCAACCAAATAATAGAATGATTGTATTTGAACCTTCAAGTAATCCTAAAGAATTAAAATATCCAGACTTTAAAGTATCAACCAAAAAATGGTCTGTTGAAACCGAAGCCAAATGGTCTCTCGGTGACACAGACACTTACATGTATGAAAGAAAAGAAAAATGAAAAAAGTAATAAGATTTACCGCCTCATGGTGCCAACCATGTAAAATGTTGGCTAAAACATTAGAAGATGTACAGACCAACTTACCAATTGAAATTGTCGATATTGATAAAGATTCTGATGTTGCAATCGAATATGGCATTCGTGGTGTGCCAACATTGGTTATGGTTGAAGATGGTACGATATTGAAACGCTTAGTTGGTATGCAGAACACAAAACAATTACAGGAATGGTTCAATGATTAAAAAAACTAACAGCCGATTGACCGATGAGCGGTCAGCATTCAAACCCTTTAATTATCCATGGGCATATGATGCATGGTTGAAACATGAACAATCACATTGGTTGCATACGGAAGTACCAATGGCTGAAGATGTTAAAGATTGGAAAAAGAAACTATCTACAAGTGAGAAAGAGTTTTTGACCAATATTTTCCGTTTCTTTACACAAGGTGATATTGACGTTGCAGGGGGTTATGTTAATAATTACTTGCCATATTTTCCACAACCAGAAGTTCGAATGATGTTGTTAGGCTTTGCAGCTCGTGAAGCATTACACATTGCGGCTTATAGCCACTTGATTGAAACTCTTGGCCTGCCTGATACCACATACAACCAATTTATGGAGTATCAGGAGATGAAGGACAAACACGATTATGTGATGAACATCTCAGCTCAGAATACTACAAAAGAAAATACAGCAACACATATTGCCGTGTTCTCAGCATTCACAGAGGGTATGCAACTGTTCAGCTCATTTGTTATGTTGTTGAATTTCCCACGTACAGGTAAAATGAAGGGTATGGGTCAAATTGTTACTTGGTCTATTGTTGATGAAACAATGCATGCCGAGAACATGATGAAGTTATTTAAGACCTATATACAAGAAAACAATGAAATCTGGAATGATGATTTGAAATCTAGAATCTACACCATTGCTGAAAAAATGGTTGAACTAGAAGATAAATTTATTGATTTGGCATTTAGTAGTGGTGAGATGGAAGGTCTTACAGCGGATGAATTGAAGAAATACATCCGTTACATTGCTGATAGAAGACTCATTGGCCTTGGTATGAAAGGCATTTTTAAAGTTAAACGTAATCCACTCCCATGGGTTGAAGAAATGATTAATGCACCAACGCATACTAATTTCTTTGAGAACCGGTCTACTGACTATGCTAAGGCTGCTCATACTGGTACATGGGATAATGTGTGGGCTTAATTTAAATACAACAAAAAAAGGATTAATATGAAAAAATTACTAGTTATCGCACTTATGGTGCCTTTCATTGCTTTTGCTCAGGGCAAACAAAAACCTGGTGTGACATATGATGCAGTATTGACCAGAGTGGTTGATGGTGATACAGTTGCATTTCAAGCCAACTTTCTACCTGAACCACTAAAGAAAGAACTTAGCATTCGTGTCTTTGGTGTTGATACACCAGAGAAAGGCCATCGTGCATTGTGCCCTAGTGAGGCCACAAGAGGTGAAGCTGCAAGTGCTTTCACTAAGGCAGCCGTAAATGCTTCAACTAAGCGCCAAGTTGTCCTAATGGATTGGGACAAGTATGGTGGCCGTGTGTTGGGTGATGTATTACTTGATGGTAAAAGTTTGCGCCAAATGTTAATTTCAAATGGCTTTGCCCGTGAATACTATGGCGAGGCAAAACAAAGCTGGTGTAACTAATGGCTACACTACATCACGTATGCGATAACTGCGATTCACAATTCACAATCAAATATGATGTGGAAAAATGTGAAGATGATCCTCACTTCTGTCCATTCTGTAGCGAATACATACTAGAGAATGACACAGAAGATGAGGATGATTAATGTGGTTATATAACAATATAGAATTTACAGAAGACATGGTTGGTGATTGGTTTGGGTATATCTACGAAATCACCAACCTCATCGATGGCCGCAAGTATGTGGGTAAGAAATTATTCACACGAGCTGGTACAAAACAAATCAAAGGTAAAAAGAAAAAGGTTCGCCTTTCCTCTGGATGGGCGAACTATTGGTCTTCGTCCAGAGAATTGCAAGAAGATGTTAAAAAACTAGGAGAGAAGAACTTCAGTCGTAAGATATTGTACCTATGTAAAACTAGGTCAGAATGTTCATATAGAGAAACTAAGGAGATTTTTATCAGAGATGCACTACTAACCACGGAGTATTATAATAGTTGGGTTTCGTGTAAGATACACAAGGCTCACGTATTGAATAAACTATGAAACATTGTAAAGAACCTGATTCGTTACCTAAGAGAAGGAAAACCATGGCTCGTAAGACAACCGCCAATACAATCATTGAAACCGAAAGAGTTTCAAGACCATCCAATCACCTCAGACTGAGGCTTGATGACCTTAAAACATTTGACCCGTTGACAGAAAATCAAAAACTATTCTTTGATGCATACAAACGTGGAGATTATTTTGTAGCACTACATGGTGTTGCAGGTACAGGTAAAACCTTTTGTGCCTTGTATAAGGCCATTGAAGAAGTGATGGACAAATCAAACCCATTTGCTAAGATTATTATTGTTCGCTCTGCCGTACAGAGCCGTGAGATTGGCCACCTGCCAGGTGATGTAAATGAGAAGATGGAAATCTATCAACAGCCGTATCGCCAAATCTGTGAGACACTATTTGGTCGCAAGGACGCATGGGATAGACTAGAGGAACAAGGCCACATTGAATTCATATCTACATCATTCATTCGTGGTATGTCCTTTGATGATGCTATCATTATCGTGGATGAGATGCAGAATATGACCTTTGAAGAAATAGATACAGTTATGACCCGTGTTGGTTACCGCTCAAAGATTATATGGTGTGGTGATTACAGGCAGACCGACCTGAATAAGAAGAAGAATGATGTAACAGGCATTCTTAAACTCTTTGATGTGGCACACCACATGAATGCCTTCACTCGCATTGAGTTTACACCTGATGACATTGTACGCTCATCATTGGTTAAAGATTACATTCTTGCCAAACTACAATATGAGGATGCAATGGACTAAGGCAATAGAGTTCGGACTCTAGTGAAAAATGTTGCAGCTGCACATATATAATAGTATAATCACTAATATCGTAAACACTATGTTCAAACTCTTTTCTTACCTATTATCCTTCTTTGAAGGCACCAGTTACCAATCACGCTTGGACAGATACCTTTCCAATCGTAGTGTAACTGATGCATCACAGCTAGAATACTATGTCAGAGAGTTTGAACGTAATCAACATAAGGCATATCTGTGAAAAACATTCTAAACACTATTTACAAAGCATTTGTAACCCTTGGTAGTTTCACTAAGGAATACCGAGAAACCAAATACGGTGCATACCGCACCGGCAAATAACCTATCGTCTAAGGAGATAAACCATGGCCAATTCTATTTTTACACCATTATATTTTGCAAACTACTTCGTTGACCAAGTACAAGATGCAAAGAACAAGATTGTTGACACATTCGTGTTTGATGACAAAATCAAAGCATCCATTAAAGACTTCGTTGAAGCACAACGTGACTTCACTAAGCAAGTAAACCGCACAACTAATGAAGTTGCTGAGTTGACTACAGTAACTCTCAAAGAAATGGCTGAGAAGACAGTCAAAGCCGCTAAGATTTAATTGTTATACATATGCTTTGGAGGATATCTGAAGCATATGAAAAAACTAGTAGCGCATCGTGCAAATAAACGATTTATGGATATAGCATTCAAATCACAATCGTGGCAACCAACTGAACGCAATGGATGGATTATAAAATTCTCCATTTTTAATGATGACAAGATATTGTTTGTGTTTCTCTCCAGATATACAGGCCAGACAGTTATCAGAGAGTTTGGTGATGAAGATGCCGCTGTGGACTATATCAACCTCATAACCGATTTAGATGCCGAAGAATGGCACGTACTATAATCAGGTATAAACCCGCTTCGGCGGGTTTTCTTTTTGGTCACTATATAATTGTACCGCAATAAAATTATGGTTAGTATATAATGTTATATCAGGAGAATAAAATGAATGACAAATTGAAAGAGATTGCCCTACATGCAGGTGGCAGTCATTACCCTGTTGTTGGTGGGGAAACACTAGAGAAATTTGCCCGTCTATTGATTGCCGAGTGCATTGATGCGGTAAAGAATACACCAACAACAGCCGCATTTACTACATTTGACAAAGCTGTGGTTGATAATACGATTGCAAATAGTGTCAAAGCCATTGAGCAGAGGTTTCTATGAAAATAGGGTTCACCTGTTCGGCATTTGATTTACTACATGCCGGTCACATTCTAATGCTCAAAGAGGCAAAGGCACAATGTGACCACCTGATTGTTGGGTTACAGACTGACCCAACCATTGACAGAGCAACTAAGAATAAACCTATCCAAAGCGTCTTGGAACGATACATCCAACTGTCCGCAGTAAAGTATGTGGATGAGATAGTGGTTTATGAAACAGAGCATGACCTGTTACAAATACTCAAGGCATACAATATTGATATTCGGGTATTAGGAGAAGAATATGAGAACAAGCCATTTACTGGCCATGACCTACGAATTGAAACACACTTCAATAAACGTACCCATAGTTTTTCCACTACCGAATTGAGAAACCGTGTCATTGACAGGTACAATGAGCAGGAGTATAAGAAATGATAGACCTCATAAATGCCTTTATGATGGGTGTATTTGCCACACTACTGTATCAAATTGTGAGAGAATTAGACCTCGTTGGTAATTTAATACAATTATTTAAAGATTGGTCTAATAATGATCAAACAATAAGATAAA